ATGGGGCTGGGGTCCACCGCCCTGGTCAGCCTGCAAGAGGCCCGGCGTGCAGTCGTCGAGCATCGCCGCTTGCTGCTGGAAGGCCGTGACCCGATCACCGCCCGCGTACAGGCCAGATCGGTCGGCCTGACCTTCGGCGAGTGCGCCGATGCGCTGATCGAAAGCCAGAAGGCCGGCTGGAAGAACGACGCCCAGGCGGAGCAGTGGACGCAGTCGCTGCGAGACCACGGGCCGGCGCGGGACATGCCGGTGGCGGATATCGACACGGCAGACGTGATGGTTTGCTTGCGGCAGATCTGGACCACCAAGACCGAGACCGCCTCGCGCCTGCGCGCGCGCATCGAGCGCGTGCTGGACTGGGCGAAGGTGCATGGTCATCGGCAGGGCGACAACCCGGCGCGCTGGCGTGGCCACCTGGACAATCTGCTGCCCAGGCCGAGCAAGGTGCGCAAGCCCCAGCACCACGCGGCGATGCCCTACCGCGATGCGCCTGCTTTCATGACCCGGCTGCGCGAGCGCGACGCCCGTAGCCGGCGCGCGCTCCAGTTCACCATCCTCACCGCCGCGCGGACCGAAGAGGTGACCGGCTCGAGCTGGGATGAGTTCGACCTGGCCGCGGGTATCTGGTCTATCCCGGCGGAGCGGATGAAGGGCGGCCGCGATCACTTCGTCCCACTGTCGACGGCCGCGCTGGCCATCCTGCGCGGCCTGGATCGCAAGCTGGCCCCGTTCGCGATGTCCGAGAACACCATGCTGTACCTGGTCCAGAAGCCGGCGCCTAAGGGCTTCGGCCTACCCTTCACCGTGCATGGGTTTCGATCGTGCTTTCGCGATTGGGCAGCCGAGACGCAGGACACGCCCGGCGAAGTGGTGGAGATGGCGCTGGCGCACGCGATCCGCAATAAGGCCGAGGCCGCTTATCGGCGCGGTGCGCTGATCGACAAGAGGCGGCTGCTGATGCAGGCCTGGGCCGATTACCTCCTACCTGGAGGAGGCCCGGCGCCGACCTGATGGCTCAGACGGTGTTGTTGCCGTCTCACCCGGCGCCGCAGTGTCGGGGGCTAGCCGCCTCGATTGCAGCAACCTCGGCGCGCAGCCGAACCTCGTGCCGGGCAGCCCACATTTCCACCCCGGCGCGCCCTGCCTCGAAGCTGCTGCAGTCCTTCGTGCGCGCCGTGGTGTCCATGTTGAGCAGGTGGTAATTCAGGTAGACGAACCACTTCCCGTTGTCCACGCGCTGCGTCATGCGCGCCACGCCAGTGCTGCGCAGAGCAAGCATGCGCGGCGGCCCCTCTTGGTGCTGGTGGGCTTGGGTCCAATGGAAGCCGTCTGGGAGCATGTCGGCCATCGTAGCGCCGGCGGTCGCACGGGTTGCGACGCCGAGCCCTACCGGTCGAAAAGATAGCCCATGACCTCAATCTGGACGGTCCCCACCGCCAAGCTGACGACGTTGCCCAGCAGGCCGGTGGTGGACGCCAGCACGACGATGCTCAGATCTGCATCCAGCGGCATGACGAAGCGCAGGTTGTTCTGCGGCAGGATCGCGCAGTAGCGGTTGCTGGCCGAAAGCAGCGGATTGGCCTGGGTGATCATGCCCGGCCTGCCAATGTAGGTCGTCAGCGGCGACATGTTGCTGATCTGCAGGTCAACATGCGTGGCAGTGGGCGGCACGAAGTTGGTCAGGGGATAGGTGGTCTGAGGTGGCGCCTGCAGCAGCGTCACACCTAGCGCGCCGAGCAGCGGGGGCTGGATGAAGCCACTGCTGCCGACATCGAGCTGGATCAGGTTGCCCTTGGCCAGCGCCTGGGCGTGCCGGCCGGCGCGCAGCTTGCCGACCGTCTCGACTCGGCCAGAACCCAGATAACGCAAGCCATCGTTCGCTGCAGTCGCTCCGGCGCCTTTGCCGCGCGCAGTGCCGCGGTAGACCACCGGAGCGTCTGGTGACAGCACTAGGCCGGCCACGTTGTTGGAGGCCTCCATCCCGTACGCGTGCAGCCATCCGACCGCCGCGGACGCGGATACCGCAAACGTGGCATCGCCGTCGCTGCGCATGCGCCGCCCGGCCTTGTTGTAGAAGTAACCCTCGGTGAGGCGCACCGTGTTGTTGGGCCCGGCCACCAGCTGGCAGCCCACAATCTCGGAAACTCGAGTCAGGTCAGGCATCAGGGCACCACTGGGCTGGAATCGGACTGGCGCATGTAGGTCGTGCCGTCGCTATAAATGATGGCCTCGCCGCCTGGCGCGTCGGTGCAGCGGAACTGCCGGTTGATGTCGGCCGCAGCGTCGGTAAGCTGCGAGACGGTACGCACCGGCAGAACAGAAGTGCCCTGCAGCACAGGCGCAGACGCGCCCCAGCCACTACCATCGAAAACCCAGGGCTTGCCGAACTCGGTCCAGGGCTGCCCGACGTAGGGATTTTGGGGAAACGCCATCGCTACACCCCGACCTTGATGGGCGGGATTTCGTTCAACGGCAGGGTGACTGCGGCCGGCCAGTTGAAGGCCTCCGGCTGCGGCAGCAATGCGCGAACCTGATCCCAGGTGTTGATGCCCGCAGGTGGCGAGGCGACCATCTGCTCCAGCTTCTGGTTCACGGCATCCCGCCAGGCGATCATCGCCAGGGCCTCAGCCTTGTACCGCAGCACGGTGCTGTTCGCGTAGCTACAGCAGCTCTCGATGCTGTCGTAACGCCGCGTCTGCACCACCGTCGCCATCCACGCCCATGCCGCATCGCGAATAGCCCGGTAGTGCTCCGGCGTGTTGGGCTGGTATGGGGGTGGGATCGGTGCCGGGCTGTTGGTCTTCAGCCATTCCGTGGGCCACAGACGATGCCCCTTTGGGATCATTTCGCCGGTCTGGGTGTTGAATAACAGATTCGGATTTTCCGTCAGCTGGTACATGTCAGAGCCTGGAGTTGAGTCGGATCACGGAGTCATTGCCCGGCGTTGCGTAGATGTAGCCGCCCTGCCCTGGTGTGGCGCCAGAGACAGTCAGCGTCAGGTACATGTAGGCGGAAGAAGCTGGTGCCGCGGTGATGGTCGTGGCCACGATAGGCGTCCCCGCCACCACCGCCGTCAGCCCGCCAACATGCGATGCGGCAGGCATGGTGCGCATCTGCTTGAAGCCAAGCGGCGCAATGATCTGGGTCGCGATCCGGACTGAGCAGTTGGCAAACGGCGCGCCGGCCGAGTTGCGGATCAAGGTGTAATACCACTGGCACAGCGCGAGCTCCTCGGCCAGGCTGCGCGGCACATAGGCGGTCGCGAAGCTGCCGCGCTCCAGCTTGGGGCGGCTGTATGTGGCGCCGGTAACATTTATCTGCACCTGCATGTCGCCACTGCCGCTTGGCGTCAGCGTAATGCCTCGCCGGCCAGCGCCGGCAGCGATCAAGCCCGAAGCGCCACCCACTGAGACGGTGATTGCGGCAGACGGATCCTCGACACTGAAGGTCAGCGGCTGACCCCAGGCCAGTAGCGGCGATTCCACGATCTGGACCAGATTGCCGCTGGTGTGCGTGAACACCCCGGTGGCTGCATTGATGCTCATGTTGCAGCCGCCAGCGCCGCCCTTCCACATGTCGTAGCCGTAGACATCGGCGGCAAGTGCACCACCGGCGAACCCGTCCTGGTTTATCGGGATATTGGTGTTGATGAGCATGTTCTGGTTGGAGGCACCCGCTACCCAGAGCGGAGAGATCTGGTCGCCGGCCTGCACCTCCTGTGTTCCCACGGGCGTGCCGGCTGTGGTTTTCTCGTAGACGAGCGGGATGAGATTGCTGGGCATCGTTACGCCTGTGTGGGGATGTTGCTGACGGTGCCGTTCGACAGCCGGGCAGGAATGGTGCCGTCAGCGTTTAGGGGGATGGGCGACGCGCTGCCGTTGCTCAGCCGCGCCGGTACGTACCGCGACAACGATGCGGCGTTGTCGTACAGCCAGGCGCCGTCCTGCCGGGTGTAGAGCACGCCGTTGCCGGTGTTGCGCCAGCGGTCGCCGTTGATGAGCGCTCGGCCGTAGTCGGCAGCCGTGGGCGCGGTTGCCTTTGACACGAAGTCCGGCACCGCGACGGCACCGGTGCGGGAGTTGACGCTGAGCACGGATCCGCCACTTGGCGATAGCAGCTCAGTCCAGTCGGCCATCGTGCCGGCGGTGCCGCTGTTCTTGATGTAGCTCTTGGACAGGTCAGTGCGGATGGCGACATCGCCTTCCTGTGCCGTCAATGCCAGCTGTGCGGCCTGGCTGCCGACAACGAACGCCTCGGTGATCGCAATCGCCGGCAGCTGAGCGCTGGGGATCTTCGAGTCGGCGCCCAGGGTGGCCAGGCCACTCGGCTGCCCTTTCTGCGCGGCGATCCGGCCATCGGCTCGGGCGTCGGCGCGTTGGTTCGTGAAGTACTGGTTGTCGCCCTCTGGCAGGTCTGTGGTGGAGGCGGCCGACGTGCCGGCCAGCCGTCCCTTGCTGTCGCGCGTGATCTTGCGCAGCGCCGCGCCGGTGCCGCTGTCGGGCAGATCTTCCAGCGAGATGGTTGGATTTCCTGCCACCCCGTCGCCGTTCTGCACGTCAATCCCGGTGCCTTCGCCGATGGAGCGCTGGAACCAGTTTCCGTCGGAATCGCGAGTCGTGAACCCCACACTGGCCAGTACTGCCAGCCGCTGGATATTTAGAGGGATCTCGCGCACCAGCCGCCATAGCGTCGCTGCGGAATTTCCTCTCGATCCGCCCGCCGCCGGCTGGCGAATCTGCGCCTCCTGCACAAGGGAGCCGTCCGGCCATCGCAGATCCCTGCCGACGATTGCCCCGACCGTGCCGGCTTCCGGAATCTTGTTGACCCGGGGAAGCTGGTCGAAGCGCTTGATCTTCGTCATCAGTCGGCCTGCTGGCGATCCGCCGCGATTACGGCTTGGCAGGCACGGAGCTGGTCGTCGGCATCTCGGCCGATTCGAACAATTCGCCCCGCAAACTCTTCTCGGCGCTGGGCTGCCTCATCACGTTCGCGGGTGCCGGCTGTGGCTTCGGACAGACGCTGGGTTTCACAGCTTGCCCATCCATCGCGCAGCTTGAGATTGCCGTCACGCAGGCCAGCAACAACAGCAGCAGCGACGGCCGGGGCCGCTTCTCGGTCTTGCTCATGCTTTGCTCCGATGTCGGCCAGTGCGTCGGCCTGGGCGTGCTCGGTGGCACGGGTGTCGTTGACCTGCTGCGCTTCGGCGGCGCTGGCGCTGGCCTGCTGCCGGTCCTCCGCGGCGCCGGCACGATCGCCGCGCCACGTCCAGCCGGCCCAGAAGCTAAGCGCCAGTAGGACAACGGCGGTTGCGATTTTCAATTGAATCGGCATATCAGGTCGCTCCGGTAACCCACGGCCCCATCGCTCGCTCAACGCTTGGGCTTTGGACTCGGCTTGTCGGCAGCAGGGGTTGCCGGCGCGACGCGCTTGGGCTTCTTCGGCGGGGTGATGATTGGGGTCGGGGTGCTCATGGCTTTTCGCGGTCCTGTTGTCGGTTGAGCTCTTCGTCGATTTGCTCGGCGAAGCGCGGGGCCAGCATGTATACGGCCTTCTGATAGGCCTCCGCCTGCTGGGTGCGGATTTCGTAACGCTGCATGGTGAAGGTCATCCAGCAGCAGGCGACGATGGTGGCTCCAAGTGCTACGCCAATCGCAATGCCATTCCAGATCGAACCTGCGCCCTCCAGGCGGACAACGTTGCCGTTTGACGACGCACTACCTGATCGAGCCTGCTGGAAATTCTCGATAGCTTTGGTCACCTCCAATGTCTGCTCGATGATGCGACTGGCATCCTCGCGATCAGTCATGCGCAAGCGCCCATTGCAGCCGGACCAGGATGGCCTCAACACGGCTGGCCACGTCAGGCGCCAGGGTTGTCGCCGCGCGCCGGCGCAGGTCGTCCACCACGGCCACCAGCTCGGCGCGGATGCGCTCCATCTCCTGCCGCTCGGCGGCCAGGACCTCAAGTGCGGCAATCACCTTTGGCATGACACGCAGGCATTCGTCGGCCCCGAGACGGACCGCACGCCGGCACTCGGCAACCATCTCAGATAGGTCTCGCGATGTTGGCGCGCGTGGATTACTCCACTGCCGTTGGATCGGCACCGTCCGGCGCAGCCAGCGGCGCCACGGCGGGAACTTGCCGGCGAAGAAAAGAACCCCCGCAAAACCGCAGAACATCAGCAGGCCACGCCACGTGATGACCTCGATTCCATGGCCCGCACCCCAAATCATGAGGAAGCTTGCTGCGCCCAGGCCCATCCATGAGGCCGACAGCGCGACCTCCTTGAGCGTGTGCCGGTTAAACGCCGGTGCGTCGAGGGCCAAGCGTTGCTCGTTGAGGCTGTAAACCGAGGTCAGGACGATGACCAGCAGCGGGAGCATCGCCGCGCGCGACACCGTCACGTAATGCAATACCGAATCAATCATTGCCTTGCCTCCTGTCCTGCGCGTCTGTGCTCTTCAAGAATTTCTCCGTGAATTTGCCAGCCCACTTCTGCGCGTTGTACGCCAAGAACAGCCCAGCCACGGCTTGGGATGCCGGGTCTTCCAGGATTGGACGCACCACAAAATGCGTCGCAGCGATAGTCGTAATGAGGGCCGTGAAAAACGTGCCGAAGAGGGTGCCGCTGTGCGTCAGCCGGTCGCGGAGCACTGCCGCGCACGCGCCGACGAAGATGCAGACAATCACCACCGAGGGCAGGCCAATCCCTACATCCAGGCGCGCCCATGTGGCGCTGGCAGGTACGGCCGCCTGCGCAGCGGCACCCGCCACATAGAGCGCTGATCCGATCACTGTTAGCTCCCGAGGTCATTGCGTGCCGTCACCCGTTGCATCAGGCGATCCCGAAAAGCTGCTTGGCCTGAGCCAAGCGGCGCTGGCGATCCTCAAGGCCGTTGCGACCGCCATTGATGCGCTTGGTTACAGCCACAACGTCATCACGGTCAGCAAGGGCATTCAGTCCCTTCTTCTTCCAGAACCATCCGGCCACCACCGCAGCATCCGGAAGCTCCGCCACAGCTTCGGGATGGTCAACGCAGCGCGGGTCGCCGTAGATGGATTCGGAATATTCCGCGTAATTGGCGCGACCGGTCAGCTGGATCAGGCCGCGGCCACGGAATCGGCGGCCGTCGCCGGGCCGGACATTGCCGAGGTCGGCACGCCCCTCATAAGCAGAGCCCGACGCGTATTCGGTGGCGGTGCGGAACCCGTCCGATTCATGAGCCACCTGCGCCAGGAAATGCGCCTTCTGCAGGGCAGTGACGATTCCGAAGCGGATACAGGCATCCTCAAGCGGCTTGGCGTACTTCCCCGCCCCCATCTTCGCCGCAACAGTTTCCGTGCTCACGGTCATCTCCAGACGCCCTCGTTCATTCAGGGCATGCTGGCCGATGCGCGGCAGCGATCAATGGTCAGGGCGGTGCTACCATTTGCCCAACCCTCAGAGACCAACCGCCATGGACAAGTGGGAAGGCACCGGGCAGTTTCACCCGGATGTTGCCTGGAAGAAAATTCAGCAGGCCGACGCCGACCGCGAGTTTGAGCGAAAGCACCCGACACGGTGGTGGCACAATGCCGTATTTTCCACCGGAGCCCTAGCACTCGCGGCCCTATTTGTTGCCTCCCTGCTGCTGATTGGGCTGGGAATTTTGAGCGCGATTGGATAGCTCGTCAGCCGCTGCGGCGATGTCCGGCTCATCATTCTCTGCCGCGATTCGCTTGAGCACGTTGACCTGTGCAGGAAGTGCACCAACCGGCAGATCAGTCGATTTCGCCAACCATTTCACCCACGTCGGGTTTGTCATCAGCCTGGCCAACAGATTCGCGCTGATGCCAGCGCCGGCAATGCCTGTGGCGCCCGCAGCATTTCCCGTCATGATGGCGCCTGCGAGCGAACCCCAGTAGGTGATGGCCGCGCCCTGCCGAGCTGTGCCTGATGGGTTGCTCAAAGCTGCGCCGCCTTCCTTGATACGCTCGGCAACCCTGGCGATCTTGTCGATGTCCTTGCTGAATCCCGGCCCGTAGCGATTGAACAGTGCGCGCCTCGCCTCCGGGCTGACCTTGTTCCAGTTGGTCAGGAACGTGGTTGCACTGAACGCTTCGCCGGCAGCGTCCTGCGCTCCGGGGTTGGCCATCCCCATGCGCCGGATTGCTGCGGCCGTGATTGCCTTCTGTCCTTCCTCCGGTAGCGACTGCATGACTGCGCGCAGGGTGGACCCACCGTCACGCACGCCACCCATCACTGCCGAGTAGATTTTTTCCGGCCCACCGTTGCGGTCAATCACCCGGTCGATGGCGTCGATACGCTCCGCACGGGCGTTGAAGTAGGTGTTGGCGCGCGACAGCGCTTGCTTGGCCTCCGGCGTGGTGGCAGCAGCCTCCATATCGCGCGTCAGGGCGCCGTAGACAGCCTTCCACTTGCTGCGCGGCACGTCGCTCAGCAGACTTGAGCCTTCGAGCTCGCCGCCGACCAGCGTGCGCAGCTTCTGCAGCGCCTGGTACGGGAGTTTTCCGTCCACCTGCCCCTGCAGGAACTCGTTGATCTGCCGCTCGATGTGGTCCTGGCCGAAGTTCGGGTCGGTGATGGAGGAGTCCGGCGTGAGCTGGCCTTCGATTGCGCCAGCTTGCGGCACCTGGGCCTCAATGTCGCGCGGAGCGGGCACCTGGGCCTCAATGTCGGCGGCGGTGGGCAGGCGCTGGTCGATCTGTGCATAGGTCGGCACGCGCGCGTCGATTTCAGCATCCGACAGTACCGGCTTGAGGTCGCTCAGGTTCAGGCTGCGCAGGCGCTCGTTCTCGCGCAGTGCGGCCTGCTGCTCTGCATACAATGCCTGGCGCTGCTCATCCGCTTGCCGGTAGAGATCTGCACGGCGGGCCTCAATGGTATTTGCAAGCCGGTCGCGCACCAATTGCGCTTCGGCCATGAGTTGCTCGCGCTGCTGCCCGGCTGCAGCGACCAGATCCTGACGCTGCTGGTTGGTCTCCTGCGCAAGCTCGGCGCGCCGCGTGGCCGCCTGCTCCGTCAAATCCTGGCGCATCTGCGCAACGCGTTCGCGCATGCCAGGGCGGCTCAGCACACCTTCGATACCCCCGGCGTCCTGCTGCAGCGCTCCTTCAATCCCCTGCAGCCGCGCATTCTGGAAGAATCGCGAGACGCTGGGTGCGCCCGGAATTTCAGAATTCAGCGAGGCAAGTGCCTCGCGCACGTTATCCACGCCAACGCGACTATCCGTCGGCAACAGCTCATCAAGCCGGCCGTAAAGCTGATTGGCGCGTTCGCGCGACGTGTTGAGGAAACCGCCTTCACCACGGATGCCCGATTCGATTGCACGACCGGCCCGCTCCGCGCTCGGGTTGCGGAACAGCGTATCCGCCACATCGCTGAGGCCAGCGCCGATCTGCTCACCCTGCCTTTCTGCGGCGCGAGCCATCACGCCTGCGCTTGTCGGGCCAGCCCCGAGCAAGGTTTCGACACCCTGCCGGGACCATGCGCCCGTGCCCTGCCCAACCGATGGCGTTGCGCCGACGCTGCCGAATTCCTGGATTGCGGTCTGCAAAGCCTGACGATTTGCTTCGCCTCCGCGCAGAGCTCCGCGCAAAGTCGCTGGCACCGCGGTGGCGGCAACGCCGGGCGCAAGCCCGCCGGCAAGTGCAGCGGCCAATTGTGCGCCAGACCCGCCGCCGCTTTCGCGAACCGCTCCCGATGCCCCGGCACCGGTGGCCGCGCTTACGGTCTGTAGAACGGGTTGAGCCGAAAGCACTTCGGCAAGCTTGGCGCGCAGGGATGGCGCCACAGCGGACACCGCAGACCGGCCGGCATTCAGCAGGCCACCTGCGCCCATCGTCAGGCCGGTGCCCGTAAGCGCTTCCGCAATATCGGCATTGACTCGCTCCCCTGCATTCTGAGCTTTCGGGAGACCAAGCACATCGGCAAGTCCGCCAAGTTCTTCGCGGTACGGCTGTGCCTCCTGAGCACCCAAGGCGCGGGCGATCGGATTGATGAGCGCAGTGTTGATGGCATCGCCGCCCAGCGCGCCAAACAAGCTGCCGGCACCCTGCAGCAGTGCACGCCCACCGAGGGCAACATCGCGCACCACACCCGGCTCCCAACCATCGCCAGCTGAAGTTCGCGCGGTGGAATCGACGCCGGCCTGGACGTTGGAGAAGTCCGGGCGGGTTGCCTGGACGACAGGCAGCGTCGGGATGTCGTCCTCAAGCACAAAGCCTGGCGGCAGCGCTGGTGCAGCCATCGCGGGTTGGCGCGGTGCTGGCGCTGCTGGTGCGGCATCCAACACGAAACCGGGAGGAAGCGCGGGGATCGGATCGGCCATTACTCAGGCACCCACTGTCCGTTGATGAGCACGAGGGTCTGCCCTGTGGCTGGATTGCGAGCACGCTGCAAGCCCGGGGCAGTGCCAGCACCTAGCGCGCGGCCTAATGTTCCCGCTGGCGGCGCAGCACCAGGCGGGGCAATTGTCGGAATTGCGGCCGCAGCCCCCCCCATGCTTGCGCGGATGGCCTGCAGCGCAATTTCGCGCGCGCGCGCTTTTTGCTGCAATTGGCTGGACGAGTCACCAACCTGCGGCAAGTACATGTCCCCGTAGATCTCGAACTCGGTAGGAGTGACCGCCGCGCCCGTGTCCTTGCGGAGAATCGAGGTCAGGAACTCCTTGCCGGCCTGTTCTGCATTTTGGCGTTGGCTGGACACCAGATTGTTGACTGTAGAAGAGTTGCCAAGCCCTGGGATCCCGCGCAGCGCCGAATCAAGCGCGCCGCGCAGTCCACCCTGCTGTCCTCCAGTCGCTGTCAGGTTGTTGCCCAGGGTACTCAGCAGCTTGTTGGCCTCGTTGCCGCGCGTGTAGTAAAGCACGTCCTTCGACTGACCCTCGGAGAGCTTGAGCCCGCCTGCTGCCTTGTTTGCAGGGCTATTGCCGTCTGGATCCCACATGCCGGCGCGCTCCAGGCCAAACTGGCCCTGCGCGATCGCAAGTCGTCCAAGCGCAGACTGCGCGCTGGCGTTGGAGCTGTTCGCCGCGGCATAGCTTGCGGCGGCGCGCGCGGCGTCGGCGGCCATGCCTGCACGGCCCTGCTCTGTTGTACTGATGCCACCACCACCCGGCAGCAACTTGTTGTTGATCAGATTCTGTCCATCGACACCGGCCAAGGCCACAGGGCCATTCGCCACCCCCAGCAGCGCGGCATTCGCAGAGCCCCAATCGCCAGCTGTGGCGCGGTCCACCGCAGATTGCCGGAACCCCTGTTCCTGCACATCTCCGGTGTAGCCGGTGATCTTAGTGGGGTCGAAGCCGCCACGCAGCGCCGTGGCCAACAACCCGGCCTGCTCTGGGCTGCTGCCGCTGGCCGCCAAGCGTGATTCCAGTTGCTCGCGCTGCATCGCCTCGTCGCGCTTGATGCTGGCCTCCGCCAGCAGCGATGTCAGCTTTGCCCCGTTCATCTGTCCGCGCTGATACGCCTGCTCGCTGTTACCGCCAGCGAGCGCCTGCCCAAGCAGGCCCCATCCATTCGATGCCATGTCAGTACCTCCAGGCGCCAGCGGCGCCGCTCGCGGCTTGCCCAGCAGCCGCTAGCCACGGGTTGCTGCGGACGCCCTGCAGTTTGATTTTCGCCAGGAAGTCGTCGGCCGATGCGCGCCTGCCAATCAGCCCAAGATCCGAGCCAAGCTGGGCGCTCTGGATAGCCTCGCGCTGTCGCTGCTGCTGCGGCGCATCGATGCGTGCCATGAGCTTGGCCACGTTGGCGCCGTAATCGGCGATGCCAAGCGCAGCGTCATTGCTGGACTGCTGGTAGGCGTCACTGACGGCGCCGGCCTGCCGCAGGCCACCCGAGGCCGCACCCTGCGCCGCGCGCACCTGTTGCAGGTACTGACTTGCGGCATTGCCGCGCTCGGCAGACGCATCGGACGTGGAGCGGTCAGCCAGCAGCTGATTCACTGCTTGGTCCGCCTCGTCCTGGCGGGAACTCTGCTGGCGGATCTGAGCGCCCAGGATGTCATCCTGCTTGTCGGCTTGGCGCTTCTGATCGACGTAGCTTGCAGTGCCACCAACTGCGGCGAGCACAGCGGGGATCCATACGGCTTCGGTGCCCATTACTTCGTTCCCCCTTGTCCAAAGCCGGGCTGGTAGAAGCCCCATGTGTTGTTGAAGCCGCGGCGCTCTGCAGCCTGGTCGCGGCTGTTTTTGGCGACCGCGGCGATTCCGCCGAACACGTCGCCCAATGCATCCACCTTCAGCCCGGCCTGCGCACCGGCCAGGTTCCCCTGCAGTGCAGCCGCTGCGCGCGCCGCGCCACCGGTCATGTCCATGCCACTCTGTGCCTGGCTAATCAGCGACATGCGCGCCTGCTCGTCAGCACTACGCAGGTTTTCGGCAGCGCTTTGTGCGAGGCGATCGGCATTGAGCACGCCCGTCTGATAGTTCTCGCCCAGCAGCCGATTCGCATCAACCGTGGCAGACCCGCCGGTGAGGCCGCTGCGCGCCATGGCGAATTTCAGACTGCGGTCGGCCACGTCTTTCTGCCGGCCCAGCTCGTTCTGGTAGAACGTGCGCGTAGCGCCGAGGAAATCATTGATGTCGCCCTCGCGCTTGGGATTGCCGTAGGCCGAGTTGATCTGACTGACGGCGCGACTGATGTTGCTCTGCCGCCATGCATCAGCCTGCGCTGCCTGGGTTGCTGCGCCGCTACTGGAACTGCCCATCATTCACCCCTCAAACGGGAAAAACTGGCGAAGTCCTCGCCGTTGGCACCGAAGGCACGCCAGATGCCCTCTGGACGCATGCGCAGCGACCGCTGGAACCAGACGATGGCCTCTTTGCGATCGACAAGCGCGGTGGTCTGCACGCGGTGCGCGCCGGCATCGAAAATACGATCGGCCGTCCAACACGCCGCCTTGGTCAGGCTGCGCCACTGCTGCGCCCAGCCTTCCTCGCTGCCCACCATCCAGGACTGCCACACCCCCGGAGCTACCGGCTCGAAGCCGCCAGCCGCAGCCGGGGTGTTGTCGTCCATCACCGCGGTGAAGGCATAGCCGCCGGAGCGCTTGGCGACGTTGATGAGCCAGTGCGCGCCCACTTCGGGGTCGTACTCGGCAAGCCCGGTTACGGCCAGGAACTGCCGCTGCTCGGTCTCACGCATGCACCCGGCCAGATAGACCAGATGCGCGGCCTTGCAGGCGATGATGTTGGAAGGAAGGCGGGCGAGCGTCATGCGTGAATGCTGCCCGCGCGCGCCAAGCGTTCAATGGTCACGCCATGCCTCGCAGGTCCTGCAGGTAAAGGCAGGACGCGTTCCACTGCCAGTCCTGCGTACCGTCGAACGTCAAACGCACCGAGATGGATGGCGCAGCAAGCGGCATGGGGATCACCATGCCCGGCACCGTGTCCCCGGGGATCAGATACGGATCCGTGAAGGCGCCGCCATTGGTCTGGTCATACCCGAATTGAACGGACACGTCACCGGTGCCGACCATGTCGAAGCCGTAGAGCATTTTCGTGACACCAGGCTGGCCGAAGTCGAGCCAAGGCCATTGGATGAGCCCCTGAAACGGCCGGATGTCGCCAGGTGAAATCTCATCGCCCAGTGAATCCCTATCCATCACATGGATGTAGTCATCCGACCTGATGTACAGGTCTTCGCCGGCGAAGCACCAGTCATCCACCTTGAATGGAACAATGTACCTCGACCAAGCGCCTACCCTGCCAATTGCACTTATGGAATAAACAAAGAATTGGCTACTCATCGCTAAGCCTTATCAGTTTAGTTGATACTACCTATTATTTAGACTGTAGTGCAAAAAAATCCCAATCAACCCTAAACATCTCTCCTGACTCACTGATATAAAAACCCGGAATTCCATCAACTTTTTTCAAGTCAACTGGAATTAGTGATGGATCTGGATATTGAATATAGTTTGTTACATTAAAATAAGAGGCATACCTGTAGATAAGTAGCCTAAGTGAAAAATTAAATTCAAAATCATCTGGGTATTCGAATGCAGTGGACTGATAGAACATATTTTCCTTGGCAGCAATTTGCGTGGCCGCGCATTCAACAATTTCACCCTTATATTGATTTAATAGATTCCTTTCGAGCGCAGAATCCAACGATTGTTGATGAGACGTATTTCCTCTCCATCCACTATCGTAAAAATAGTCAACGCTTTCATTTTCTCCGGGGTAGATTATTGATCGTGTTTCAGCCGGAACGGAATCAACCCCGTCACTCCAAGATCGCGTATGTATAATAGCCCAATCTCCAGGCCTCGCCGTAATAGGCTCTACCCACGGAGTATTTCTAAATCGGCTTAATACTTCATCCGGTATGCCGCCACCACTGATCTGCCCTAAAACACGGACAAGAACAGGTATCGGGGTTGATGAAAGCTTGTCAACCACAATTGAAGTGTCATTGATTGAGGAAAAATTTCCATCAGAGTCTTTAACTCTGACAGTCCAGGAATATAATCCAGAACCGGTGGGTGTCCCAGAAACTCTGCCATTCGGATTTAATAAAAGCCCGCTTGGAAGCTCCCCATCAATTATTGAAAAATCTCCATATGGGAGAACTCCACCTGAAGCAGTATAGCTAAAAAATGCAAGCTCCCGGCCCGAAGTCATATTCCCAAGATTACCCTTTATTTCAAGGTCACCCGGAGGATAATCAGAAAAACCTAGAAGATACTGCCCGGCACTTGGAAACCAAGTCCCCATAACTCCTGTTTTGTTCGCGGCTGAGACGCGAAGCGCCTCCCTCACTAATTCGTCAACTGGCATGCCGACATCACCGGCTTGGTAATTCGTAGAGCTGGCTGCGATGCCAATCGAGCGCACCCCCTGAGACGAGGCGAAGAACAGATCGTTAGAGACTGGTGCGATTGAGAAGTGATGCGTGCTGCCAATTGGCAGCGCATCAAGCAGCGCCATATTTGCCGGGTCTTCATCGATCTGCCAGAGCTGGAAAGCTTCCGAGTTGAATGCAACCAAATTGCCGCGATATAGGCCCAACGCCGACACCGGGTTGGAACCATAATTCTGTAGCCCGGTCGGCAGGTAGCCAGCGTCATTGGCCGTGGTCCAGTCCAGCGGATTGACTGTGGCGCTATAGCGCACGATGTCGTCGTCAGCGCAAAACACCTTGCTTGCCCCGATCACCACCACCTTGGTGTTCGGGCAATTCTCGTCCTCCACGCGGCGCGATACGGCGCGCCAGTTGAGTGTGCCATCGCGGACGAAGCCGTCCACGTCCGTGGGCCAGTTCGGCTCTGTGGGGCCGCTGACGTAGAGCGGCGATGTCTCCCAGGTGACACGCGTCGAAGCAACGGCCTCCCACGTCACCTCGTTGTCGATGACCTCCTGCCCCAGGATTGGCGGCCAGGCCGGCTCGCTTGCAGCAGAGAATCCGGATGCCTCCTGCACGGCGCGGTAGACCAGACCATCCGGCAGCCCGCCGAAGGTGCCCGATACGGTGAGGTTGTCGCCCCAGATCGGATGCGTGTGATCGGCGACCGAGAACAGGCCAATGCCCGCGCGCGCATAGGCTGCGCCAGCCGGGCGCGTCGCAGTGACGGTCGATTTATTCCACTGGCCTCCGCTGCCGTCGCTGATGACGTTGCCGCGCTCATACAGCAGAAAATTGTCGTCCGCGTCGAACCACTGGACTTCCACCCAACCGCGAGTAGCGCCCGCGATCGAGGCGCCCTGCTGGATCATGGCGCTGGCTTCGAACGTGCTACCGCTGGAAGGCACCACCAACTTCGAGCGATTCAGGGCAAGGCCATCCGGCACGCTGCCCGGCATGGTCACGCAGGGGCCGTTGCCCGCGTATCCACCGGTGGTTGCGAACTGCGCCCCGCCGGTGAAGTCCCAGTTTACGTTGCCGGCACTGAAATCCCCGTTGGCGACCTGTGCAGCGGTTGGTGCAGGCGCCGTGATTGGCTGGACGATATCGCCAGGCTGGTACAGGGTTCCGGGTTGCCAGAATGGAACAGCCATCAGTTGCCTCCCTGGTTGCCGGTGCCGTAGCGATCAGACACGCTCGTGGGCACAGTGGCTCCCTGCGCCGGCGCATTTCCCGGCCCCATTGGGTTGGTGATGTTGGCGTCCTCGTAGATCGTCTCGCCCGCATTGGTGGGCCAGGATGGCTCAGCCGTCCCGGAACGCGCAGCCGCGCCGGACGTTTCGATCACTGTGTACTTGAAGCCGTTGTCGGCAATGGGCACGACGACATCACCCACGGCGCGCGGGACGTTTGGTGCCCAGGGCACGTAGCCGCTGCGATCACCCTCAAGGCGGTAGGCCAAGCCGTTGCCACTTGTCGGGCGCACCAGCGCGCCGGGCAAGTACGTCTTGTTGGGCTGCCACACCTCGCCCTTTTCCAGCCAGTAGTGGAACGTGTCACCGCCGACGAATTCAGCCACCACGTACAGGAAGCCCAGGAACGGCATCGCGAAGTGGATGTCGGCGAGCGACGCATCCGGTGCAGATGGGTGGCGCAGGACCTCGATTTCCACCTCCGGCGACGGCGGCGCGATAACGGTGCTGGCGAACACGACGAACTTGCCCTGGAAGTACACCAACCCCTTCGTGCCCGGCGGCAGCTGCAGCGCGATACGCGTGCCCGGCCGTGACTTGATGGTGCGGGCGGCGGTCACGTAGCCGTTGAGCAGGTCGTAGACAGAATCCGGAGAGGCACCTCCCTTGTCGCGCAGTCGCGTGATTCCGGCCTTGACCGCTGATAGTGCTTGCTGCCTCATGGCGCGCCCTCCGGCCAGCCGCCTACGGGGATCGGCCGCACCAAGTCGAGCGGCGACAAGGTGCCGGGGATATAGCGCCGCGTCTGGTGGCCACCGCGCACCAGATCCCTGATGTAGGTCTGTAGCTGGTTGGCGTAATTGGCCGCATCTGGCTGTGCGTAGTGAGCCTTCGCATTGGCCAGGGCTAGCAGAAACAGTGCTTCCGGATCGACGGTGGTCTTATCTGCATCGGCGTCAAGCGCGCTCAGGCCGAACTGCCCCTTGATCCGCAGCTTCCATGTCGTATCCGAGGGCGCCGGCCAGAGCTCAATGCACTGCCGAATTTCGTAGTGACTGGGGATGCCAGGGCCACGGCTGGTGTACATGGTGGGATCGATGCCGCAGACGAGCGGCCGCCAACTGTCCTCGCCCTGCGAAATGCCGGCCCAGTTGACCATCCCGGGCTGCAGGCGCTTTGTGCAGGCATCGGCGTTGGCGTCTAGGTCGTAGAAGCGTGTGCCGGCTACCAAATCCCACGTGTACATGCGCTCGCGGCGCAGTACCGAATATCGCCGGAACAACATTTCCTGCGCGCTGCGGATGAAGTCATCCAGCAAGTCGGCCATGCCAGGCGGTGGATTGGCGGCAATCGCCGAGAATCCCAGCCGGCGCAGCAGCCGCTTACGCATCTCTGCCAGCGTGGTGCTGGGGTATTCGTCGTCGCAATCGCAGTTGTAGCTGATCGGGTCTGCCATCTCGCCTCCAGGTAAAAAGACGGCCGATCGAGCTACCCCGACCGGCCGCCGCCCTCGCCGCCAGCGGGGGTTACTGCTCCTGCGCGCGCTCTTCGCGCTCGGCATCGATCGCCGACAGGACGCCGGCGCGGTTCTTACCGGATTTTTCCTCGGCTTCGAGCTGATCCAGCTCTTCGTCGGACAAACCGGCGATGCGTTCGCTGACCTCGGGAATCGTGCCGCTGGTCAAACCCTGGCCGCCGGTGCCGGAATCGGCCTTGACGGTGCGCGTGACTTTGCCCAGCTTCTTCTCCAGATCGCGCGCCTTCGGATAGAACATCTTGCGCACGCGGTCGGACTCGGTGTTGGCCTGGTACTTGCTCACCAGTCCGTCGTAGGCCGCCTGCACATCGAAGTCCTCGACTTCCACGTCTTTGGTCTCGACTTCGTGCACCAACTCTTCGCCGTAGATCTCTTCCAGCAACGGCTGCTCGTAATCGAACACGGTGACAGGGATCTTGGTGCTGGCATCGCGGTCGATGAGCAGGACGACCAGCGTCAGGGTGGTCATGATCTTGGCCATTACTGCACGCCCTCCAGGATGATGGGCGCCGTCGCGGCGGCACCGGTGCGAATGAAGTCCGGCAGATCGGCAATCTCGATCACCGGCGCCTGATTGGCCGCGCCGCTCAGCAGCGTGAACCAGCCGGTGCTGCCAGCGGCCGGAGTACTGCCATCGGCGGGCATGGCGTGGCCCTGCAACAGCACGCCGGTGGTCACCGATGCATTGGCGCCCAGGTTGGCGATGCCTTCGCGGCCCTGGCCGCCCAGCAGCGGCGTGGTGTCCAACGCGACGATGACGCTGCCGGTGGGAAGCGATTTGATGTTCGGCATATCGGTCTCCTGCCGGCGAGGTCAGCCCCGCCGGCATTGATGGGTCAGGCGATCGAGAAGACCGCGTTGCTGTTGCGCTTCTTCGTGGTCAGGCCGTAGTCGGCGGTCTGCCCGAAGTAGTGCGTGTAGCGGTCGTAGACGCGCGGCGGGGTGCGCTTGACCATCCAGCGGCCCTTCACCGGGCGCAGCTTGATCGTTTTGCTGTTGAGGAAGTAGCCGCGCTTGGTCCACGGGTAGGTGATCGGACCCAGGCGCGCGTCGATGGCCTCGAAGCTCGGGTCCCAAACCACTGGCACGCCCTTGAAGGCCAGCGCCTTGGTGGACGGATCCAGCGTGATGCCGCCGCTGCCATTGACGCCCAGCGTGATCTGCCGGCTCATGACCTTCAGCGCATCGGCCTGGATGGCGTCGTACATCGCCGCGCCGACCATGATGAAATCGGGCGCACCCATTTTTCCGTAGGTCACGGTCTGGCGCCACAGCGTTTCCAGACGGGTGATCAGTACGCCGGCAGTGCCGGTCGGGATGCTCATGTCCGCGAAATTGCGCCAGTACGGCGAGGTCGCCGCATCGATACCGCCGATGACGCCCAGGTTCGGCGTGGTGCTGACCAGCGCGTCCAGTCCGGGCACGGCCTTGGGATTGGTTGAGCCGTCCAGGTGGACCTCGATATCCCACTCTTCCTGGAACCCGTCCTTCAGCGCCGACCAGTTTTCATCCAGCAGATTGACGATCTGGATGCGCTCGGCCTCGGTCATCACCGCATTGCGGTCATCGGTCAGGATGATGCCGTTGTTCGAAAGCTCGGTCTCGTTGAGCGTGAAGCCGTCGTGCGCCTCGTAGTGCTGGAACGGAGCCTTGCGGACGGTGTCCTTGCGGTTGTAGGTGACCTGGTCGTCGCCGGTGTAGTTCTGGTAGTTCGAGTCGTTCGAAATCCGCACCTTCTCGTTGAAGATGCCATTGCCGAAGACCGAGTCCTGGCGGTTGGCGATCAGCCACGCAGCGAACGGACGATCGCGCGAGAACTGGTCAATGGGGTCATTCGTGGCGTAGCTCTCCATCTGGCGATTTGCGCCAAGCAGGAGCTGTGCAGTGGTCAAGGGCATGATGAGCCTCGGAGGGAAAGAGAAGGGGCCGCGAAGGGCCTTGGTCTTTCCGCGTTCCGAGGGCGCGAGGCTCGTTTCAGCGCTACCGGTGGCGAATCCGGCTTACGTCACACGCGGGATCGGGCAAGCCGATGGGGAGAAATTGCCAGTGCTGGATAAGCTGTCAATGGATAGGCAAAAAGAAACCCCGCCGAAGCGGGGTTGTGTGGTGGCCGGCGCTGATCCCGGCTGTCGGACAACTGTTTCGCCCGCTGCTTGTAAACCGAACCCGATGGCCGTCTGCGGTCCTACTTCCTCCATCGGTGCGCATCAGCCTGCGCATTCACCACATGCAAACCCTACACCATATTGCTGTGCAGGCTTTCATCGCGACCGGGCACTCCCAGTCCTTACGATCTTGGCGGTTTGCCCCACATCCCATACCGCACGATCAGGATGGCGTGGATCTGGCGCGCGAGCTTCGACGGCACCGGCCAGCTCATCACATCCCCCTCGATCGCGCTTCAGCGACGCCGAATTCGAAGGCGTTTTCCTTCGTCAGCTTCGGTGCCAGTGAAGCACCGGCATTGGCGCGCGTCGGGTTGTTGGCTTGGCGCGGGGCGGCCGGAGCTGCTGGTGCCGGCGCGGCAACTGCGGGCAGGCGCAGGTAGGCGTTGTGGATGGCCGATACCCACTGATCCGGCGGCAGCGTGCTTTGGATGATCTCGACGGCCGGCATCAGATATTGCAGCTTCAGCGGGAACGCCGGGTCGGCGGCCTTCAGCTGCGAACCGAGCGCCTGCACCTGTGCGATGCCCTGCTCCTGCGACTGCTGAGCCTGATACGACTGCTGCTGCGTCGTGCGTTGCTCCTGCTGCAGTACGCCGCGTTGCCGGTGCTGTGCGATCTCGGCCGCAACTTCGCGCGTCAGGTCGCCGGATGCTACCTTCTCGGCCAGATCGGCATGCGAACTGATCGGGTCGAAGCCCGGCGCCTCGCGGCCGATGCGCTGGCCAAGCCACTGCAGCTCCTTGCTCATGGAGTCGTAGGCCTGCGCCATCGCATCCGGATCCTTGGAGTTGATCGCAGACAGGTAGTTCAGCGCGTTGCCGAACTGCTGCGGCGTGGCCCCGGTGCTGGTGATGGTCTGCTCCCACTCCTGTGCCTTGGCGGCCTGGGCACGCAACGGCTCGACCTCCGCGGCGCGCTCGGACAGCTCCCGGAAGCGCTTTTGCGTGCGCTCGTTGGTGATGCCGAGATCCTTGATCTCATCGTCCACCGATTTGGCAGGCTGGTCTTCCGGCTTCGCGTCTACCTTGGCAGGCTCGCCAACAGGCGGGTCGAGCGGTTTGGCATCGGCCGGCTCAGGCTTCTCTTCTGCTGGCGCCGGCTGATCGCCAGCCTCGCCAGCCTCTTGCGCGCGTGCCTCTTCCACGCCTGCGGTGAAGGCGTCCAGCTTGTCGGCGGCTGGCTGCTCGTCGTCGGCCGGCGCCGCGTGCTCCTGCTGTGTCTCGGCGGTCGCGGCAGCTGCAGCTGCATCGGCTGCGGCGCTGTCGATCTGCTCCTGCGGGGTGATGTCGTTCGGGTCCATGTGGCTCTCCGTTTAGGCGGCGGGGGTAAAGGGTTGTTCGGGGGCTGGCATTGGCATGGCCGGAGCATTGGCAGCGGCTTGCGGCATGGCGCCTGGGTCCATCGGCATGCCTGGCACGCCAAGGGCAGCCATCGGGTCAGGCTGCGGCGCCTGCGGAATGAAGGTGTAGGCGTCGATGCTGCTGTCGCCGGTGCGCTCGATCGTCTCGACCATGAGCTGCTCCAGGCTGTTGGCAATGTCCAGCGGGCTGGCGCCGCGCAGCTGTCCGATTTGCACGACGGCCTGCTGCATCTGCGGCAGGATGGCGGCCCACTGCTGCCTGCGCAGGCTGGTGGCCGGGCGTCCAGAGCTGCCGGCACGAATGTCCACCGCCAGTAGGGCACTGACCATCTCTGGCTCATCCAGCTGCACCCACAGTGCTTCTGCACCGGCGATCTGCTGGACCTCTTCGGTGGTCAGGCCGGCCGGCGACATCGCTACCTCTGCGGTGTATTCGGCCAGCGCGCCGAACACCTCGTCCAGGCTGTCGCGGCTGTAGCCAAGGCGGGACTCGGTGCCCTGCTGCTGGATGTCGGCCTCGGTGGCAGTCTTGGCAGTCTGGATGCTGGAGGACAGCGCCTCCTGGATGCCCCAGATCAGCTCAAGCTCGGAGCGAATCACTGCGGTGTCGTACAGCGCGGGGTCGATCTGGTTGTACTGGATCGGGAACAGCACCCCGGTTGGGTTGCCGCCGTTGAGGTTCAGCCCGATCATCTCGCCCACCACGCCGGCCTCCATCTTCTTGGCCTCTTCCGGCTCGACAGAACCGGCATCGAAACCCAGCTTCGGGATGGCGCGCCGGCGGTGCTCACGGGAGTTGGTGCGGATGCGGTTGTACTCGTCCAGCAGGGCGCGCGAGCGCGAGACCAACGATTGCGGGTGACGCAGGCCATCCACCCAAAGCGGCGCCCACAGGAAGAACCCATAGAACCGCGTGGTCTTCTGGTCCGGACTGTAGGCTGGGCGCAGATAGCGCTTCAGCCCCTGGGCGATGGTCAGCACGGTCCGGGTCTTGAGGTCCCAGATCTCCCAGATGCAGATATGGGCCGTGGCCGATTCGGTCGTTGTGCCCGGCGCTGTGCCGGTGCGGAATGCGTCTGCATCCTTTTCGCTGACGTTGGGCGCGTCGGATGTACGGGTGGTGGTGCCGTCGCTGGCCTTGGCCTGGTAGTACTGAGTGGCGCGGCTCAGAACCGTGCTGCCGTCCTCGTCCACCAGATCGGGATAGGCCGCCTTCGCATCCTCGTAAGGCATGAAGGTGCGGTGCGCAATCCATGGTGCGGCGAGGTAGTCCTTCAGGCATGCAATACCGGGTGCAACCTGCATGTCCTCGCCGCGCACGAAGTCGATACACAGGCCGTTGTAGACCACCGTTTCGACCTGCTGCTCAAGCGAGGCCATCTGGCGTTCGTACACGGCCCGCAGCTCGTCAGGATTGGGCGCATCGCCGGCCATCAGCTGGCGCTCGCTTTCCTGCACCGCCTGGATCTGCGTCCGCAGGTCGTTGATCTGCTGCGACATGATTGGGTCGCGATCCACCTGCCGATGCCATGCCGCCTTGATCCACCCCGGACCGATCGTCAGGCCGGAGCGCACCATCTGGTCTGCCGCGCCCTTTAGTCGGCCCTTCTTCCACAGCGCGGTGATGACGATCTCCAGCGTGCGGCTGGCCAGCTTAGCCTCCTTCACGCGGCTGGAACCGACACTTTCGGCAGGCAGCACACTCGGCTCCGGGTCCCGCGCGTACAGGAACGAGGTCAACAGGTTGACGTACGTGCCAGCGATCGGCACCGACACGTCATAGACCTGGTGGTCCACCATGTTGGCGCAGTACATTCGGTCGATGGCATAGCTCTTGCGGGCGTCCTTGTCGAAGTCGCGCGCCTCGTCGATGCGCTTTTGCCAGGCCGATACATCCGCCTCTTCCTGCAGCAACGCCTGCGCACGCGCCTCGGTCTCTGCTGCAATGGCCGCATCTGCGTCGATCGCATCGACCAGCTGGTTTTCGAATGGGTGGATCACAGTGCGTCCCTCTTGCGTTGGGTCAGGTCGTCGGCGACCCCGTGGCCGCTCTCCAGCCACCTACGGGTGAATGGCGTGACGACGCGGGCGGTGCTGCCGGCATTGCGGTCGCGGGCGCTGGCGGCCGCCGGGAACCTGTTGTGGATGAAATAGCCCAGCGCATCAGGCTGGTGGTCGAAGCCGGTGGTCTTGTCCGGCATGCCGTTGTCGTCGTAGGCCTGCTTCTCCAGTGCCTCGGCGAGCTTGGGGCAGCCCTTCGCGTTGACCAGCAACCGGCGCTTGCCGCGCGCATTGCGCAGCATGGAATTCACGCTGACGACGCGGGAGCGAATCGTCGGATTGGCATTCGGGACCCGGATGGTGAAATTGCGCTCTGCACGCAGTAGCCCTAGGTCAGACAGGCTGGCATTGCTGGTGTGCGTGTTCTTGCCGCTGGCGTCCGGGTAGATGGTTATGCGCCGCTGCGGGAAGGTCTCGTGCAGCGCCTCGATCATGGCCGGCGTGTCACGGATACCAGTCAGCTCAGACAGCGCCATAGGCTGGTCGTCGCGGATCACGCAAACGATCGCCGTCATGTTAAGCACGTTGAAGTCCATGCCAACGTGCAGCGGCTCTTCGTCCTCGATCGTCGCCGCGGTGCCGTTGAGCTTGCGGTCGTATGCCGGATAGACCGACCCGCTGGTCAGGTTGCAGAACTGCCCGTCGATGTAGGCCAACACCAGCTGCTCGGGATACGTCTCGAACAGCGACGGGATGTAGTCCTCCGGCAGATTTATCTCATTGTCGTAGGTGCTGGCGTGCACCAAGCCGTACAGCCCGGCCTTAGTCGGATCCTGACTCGGCACTTGGTGGAACTGCTCGTAGACGAAGTTGAACCCCTCGGGGGTCGTGGTCACGTCGATGCCGTTCTGCAGGCCGTCAGACTTGACGCGCAAACGGGCGATGATCTTGCGCCATGCCTCGTGCGCCTTGCGCTTGTTGAGCGTGTCTATCTCATCCACCAGGGCACGCCCGATCTTGAACCCGACAATCGAGGCCGGTTTCTCCATCGATCGGCAGATGATCGTGTTCCGGTACTGCCGCCCGGAGTACAGGTGCACTTCCTTGTTGGACTCGACAATCTCGGTGCGCAGACCCCAGTCGTGGGCCACCTCATCGATGGTCGGATAGAAGATGTCCCGGATCTGCGGATACGTCGGCGCGAAGTACCCGGCCGGCACGCGCGGGTGCTCCCACGAATGGCGACACAGCGAGCCGGAACCCACCCACGTCTTGCCCGAACCGAACCCGCCAACGAAGGCGCGGAACTTGTTCGGCAGCGCCAGGAAGGCGGCTTGGGGCTCATTCAGCGTTGGCACGCTTCCTCCCCGACACGATGTTGACCGTCACCGACGGCGGCGCAGGGGTGTCGTCGCTTCCTGGCTCACGGTCAAGGCCGGAGAGCTTCGCCTTCCCCATGGTGGCCTGAACCATCGCAGCGGCCTGCTCCTTCCTTCTTGCGACGCCCCGAGCCTCCTCAAGCTCCGCCATGAGGCTAGCCATGGTCACGGCATGGGCCAGCTCGATCTTGCCGCGAAGCTCGTTCAGGCGTGCCGTGATCTTGCCGTTATCCAACAACTCCTTAGCCTTCCGGTTGACGCTCTCCGGCTTCATGCCAGCGGCATCGTATGACTGCCGATACGCCTCGGAAGCGTTACCTGTCTCCAGGTACTTCTGGCAAAAGGACTCTTGCTTCGGCGTCAGGCTGGCGGACTCGCCCATTACCAGCCGCCATTGAGCGTGCGGCGCTGCTGCTGAGCCGCCAGCACAGGGTTAGAAGATTGCCCGTTCCCGAGGCAGTGAGTGTCGTCGGCCTGGGCTGCCCCGGACTGACCGCCGCAACGCGGCTCACCTCGTGCGAGCTGCTGGCTGTTGCCGACACCTGCCAGCTGGTCGTCCCGGAATTTCGCGCCCCGGGCGGCGCTCGCAGCGTGTTCTGTGTTCGTCTGTGGGTTTGGCGTCTGGCGGTCGCTCATGCATACCGTTATCCCAGCACTGGCAGAGCGATCAATGGTCAGGCGGCAAAAAGTTGCAGTTGCTCAAACCTTTCCCAGCGATCGACGACTGGCCGGGCCGTCCAATGGTAATGCTCCCTGATGTCCTCTCCCACTTGTTCAGCCGCCGGGAATTTCGCACGACCTCCGCCCCATGCTTTGCCGCCATACAACCCTAAGAGCCAACCGGCATTTTCCTTAAGCATCTGAGTGCCAGCAGCAGATCCGACCCTGACGATGAAAAGCCTAAAGGCTGGATCACCGAAGACCATGCAGTCATCGCCATGAGAATTTCGGACATCGCGCACCCTGCTGAGTATTCGCGCCGACAGCTCACTCACATTTTCAGGGTCTACAACCCCAATAGGGAGCGCTGTGCCGGCGAACTGCCGGTGCGGTGTTTGTGTACGCCCCTCAATTTTCTTGCGCATAGTCGCCTCCCGCTCTACGGGAATCGTGGTGATCACTCAGCACCTGGCGCTGGCGCCGCGGTGGCGTTGTAGCGAAGCTCCAGCAGCAGCTGCAGCTCGTGGATTTGCCCGCTCATGCGGCAAGCCTAGGTGTTGGATTGAAGCGGTGCAGCTCTGCTTTGGCTGCCAAATAGGCCGCATGAGCTTGCTCGGGCGTGGCGTAAAGGCCCACCTGTCGGTGGTTCCCATTTAGCGTAATTTGCGCCTGCCATTTTTCCTTCCGTGCATTCCAGGTCACACCAATAAAGCCGGACGTATTGTTGCGATGTGCCCCACGGTTTTGGTGATTCTCAGCATGAGAGCATTCGCGAAGATTGGCCAAACGGTTATCGGTCCGAACCCCGTTGATGTGGTCTATCTCGGATTTCGGCCAGTTTCCGTGAGTAATGAACCAGGCGATGTGATGTGCGGCGTACGTCTTTCCGTAAACCTTCAACCTAATGTAACCGTTCGAGCAAAGAGTCCCAGCTACTGCGCCGGCCCGTGCTGTCCTACTGCGCTGCACTTTCCAGTGCAGCTCCCCGGTCAAATGGTCGTAAGCAAGTAGATCTTTTATTTCAGACTTTTTCGTCATAAACCAGCTCCAGAAGAAGTTCGATGTAATGACGAGCCTTCTTTAAATCTTCCGCGCCACCTTTCGCCCGATGGCGGCTGACGTACTTGATAATGTTTCCTTCACAGAAGCCCAAGCCGTTGGACTCTATGAACTGGACTGGCTGGATGCCGCCCTGGCGGTAGTGCTGGCCGCCCACCTGGCGCTCAAGCGCTGAAAGAACCCCTGCGGGGACAATCGCCTCCGGCAGCTTGAAATTCATCAGAAATCCTCCCGCTGCCAGCCGCCGCCGTGTTTCTTGGCCATCGCCTTGAACGCCATGAAGCGGAACGGGTACTGATCGGCGGCCACCTTGATCTTCACCCTGGCGTCGTCGGTCCAGAACCCTTTCACCTCGTGCATCTCCATGACGCCATCGGCTGCCATGACGGCGAAATCGGGGGTGTAGAAGGTGTTGTCAGCGAGGCGCAGTTTCACGCCCTCGAACCTGTGCCACACCACCTCCCCTGCTGCGCGCAGCAGCTCAAGATGCGCGGCGTAGGCCTGCTCGGTCTTGTTGAGCGCGCCGACCTTGAGCCGGCCGAGTGCCTGGAACTTCATGCCGACACCTCGTCAGAAAATTCAAACGGCCCGATAGCGCCCTGCCGGGTCTTGCGCGGCACCTTGGCGAGCCACAAGGCGATGTGGCGGCTGTCGTGGGAGACGATCTGCAGCTTGGCCGTCACCCGCTGCTGCTTGTCGCGTTGGGTGATGAACGCCAGAGCCGCACCGTGCGCAGCAAGGCGTCGCGTGATGTCCTCCAACATCAGGGCCAGCTGCTCCTGCTTCGGCCGCCACCAGACGGCGCAGCGCTTGCGCGTGTCCACGAACGCCACCTGCTCCGGCTCGCAGCCCTGAGCGTGCAGGAACATCACAGGCCGCACGCCAGTGAAGTCGATGGCGAACTGGCCGTGCCGGGCGCGCAGCGGGATGTTGACGGCCTGAATCAGGTCGTCGGTGGATACAGCCATGAGCAGGCGGTCGGCGTTGATTGGGCCCATGGCCTTGCGCAGATCGGTGCTCATGCCGCTTTTCTCCCTTCCTGATATCCGCGCTGCCACGCTTTGCGCAGCTCATCGTCTTCGTCGGTGATCCCGTAAAGCGGGCAACTGCTGAGCGGCCGCCCAGCCTCGCGCGCATAGCGGCCCGATTCCCGGGCCTGGGTGAGTTGCTGTGCGCGGGTCATTGGCGGCGCTCCCAGCGATAGATGGCTCGCTGAGCCTGGCGGAAAGGGCCGACGGCAGTGGCCACCACGCGGCACTTATATCCGAGCCTGACCCAGGTTCCACCGTCAACCACAAAACATCTAGGCCAGCTGCGCGTCTTCTGGCTGCCGGGAAATTCGGCCATGGGCAGGCTCATGGCTGCACCTCTGGCCTAGCGGCGAGCATGGCGGGGATCTCGATAAACCACTGGTACGGAGCATCTCTGGCTGGCATCTGGCTGCATGCGGGTGCAACAGCATCAGCGTGGTCAACAAACTCCTGATGATTCACCCAGAGACCGTCCTCGATGTAATCAAACTGGTGACGCTCCTCGCCATCCTCATCATCAACCCAGCCAACCACGCACAGGCGATTTTCAGGAGCTTCGGCGATTAACCGCCAGCCCTCCGGCACCGCTTGTTGCTGCGATATATCGCTGCCTAACAATGCATCACAGGCGATCTGTCTCAGTTCTCCTGCGTCATCATTTGTCTCGGATTCCGCTATCCGCTTCAATGCTTCGTACTGCTGCACCGCCTGCTGCTGGGATAGTGCGGCGATGATGGCGCTAAGTGCCTCGGGTACGCTTAAGCTGGCGCCCTGTGTTACAGCACCATTTTGAAGGAGATGGCCCGCCATAATCGGGCGATCCATCTTTTCAAACTCAGCCGCCAACAGCTCCCGCGCCTTCTGCTCGATGTCGTTCATGCCTTCTGCTCCAGTGCGGCCAGGAGGGCGTCGGCATCAACTAGCGCCTGCTTGGCTAAGTGAGTAGCGTCAAAATTCAGCGCTGCACATCTGCTCGCCGCCATCAAGCGAATGGCAAACGCCTCGCGCTTGGTCATCTTCTCTGCTGACTGATCGCCGTTCGGGATCGTTTTTGCTGATTGCGTGATCATGCTGCCCCCTTGATGTCTAGGAATCCGTGTTGGTGCCACCAGCGCAACGTGCGAGCCATGCCGCGTAGGGCGTAGAACAGCCAGTCCTCGCTGCCTCGCTTGAGGCCATGCGTGGTGCCGTTGGAGTCGAATGCGCGATGGCATGCGCCGCAGCCGAAGGTGGCGCACACGTCGTCAGGCTTCTGGGCGCCGCCGACTTCGCCAGCAATGCGGATGTGGCAGAGCATGCAGCCCTGCCCGTCGCAGACGCCTGCGATGTTGAGCATGCAGTGCGCGTCGTGGTGACCGGCGCTCTTGCGTAGTGCGTTTGAGATGATCATCGCCCCTCCTGATAAGCCCGCATCTTTTCGGCCGCGTTGGGGTCGTTAAAGAACTCCAGCACCATGCGGTTGAGGTCCACGTCGCAGGCGTCGCACAGGTACTTCGACCGCGCCTTTCGGCCTTCCGCGCAGAGCTTCGGCTCCCAGCGGTTCGCTGCGTTGCTGCAGTTGCAGTGGGCGCATCGCATTAAGCAGCCCTCCGCACGCACTGAGCCTCGTAGAACTCCGCGCGCTCCTCGTAGTACCGGAGCCGGCGGGCGTCGCCTGGGAACTGCTGGGCGCAAGCCTCTGCCGCAGCGCGCCACTGGGCCGCCTTCGTTGCCGGGAAGTCGCGGAACACGTCGGTCTGATTGGTGTCGGATTTCATGCAGCAGCCCTCACGAACGCCGCCGCGACTTCGGGAACGATTGCATTGCCGTAACCACGCAGCGCTGCCACGCGGGCGGGTATCCCATGAGCCAGCGGGAATGCTCCGGGTTCAACTGGCCTGAGCTTCCCATCCCTGCATCCGAGCCAGTCAGCACCTGCCCAGAAGCCGTGTAGCGGGTCGGCTGATCGTGGAGCAGATATCGAACCGCATCCTTCAGGTTCACTTGGTGCCCTTGGGCCTTTCTCACTTCCGGGTCTTGGCCGTTTCCGCGCATGCTCTGCGGTGTCCCGGCTGTCGGTGTCGGCCACCCGCACAACTGAGCTGCCATGTTCATCGTCGTGTTCGGCGCGAACGGGTCGTACTTCTGGCCCCTGTGTGCATCCGTCGCCGTAGCTGTCGGCCAACCTGTCAGGCAAGCAGCTGCTGCCAAGTCCGGCCCGTGATTGCGCATCGCTTCCAGAAGCCCGCCCTCGAATGTCCGCACCCCCTTGTCGGCTAGCGCTGCTGTTGGCGTGAGCCACCCAGTAGAGTCGTTGGCGGATGTGCGGCGCACCGACGCCCGCAGCGCACAGATCGGCCGCCCCAACGGCGTAGGCCGCACCTTCCAGGTCAGCGCATACAAGGTCGAGCCAGTTAAGGCCGTCGCGGCTTGCAACTTGCTCGCCAAAGACTGCTGCAGGGCGACACTCGCGGATAAGGTGGAAGAACGCGGGCCACAAGTGCCGCTCATCAACAAACCCAGCTCCTTTGCCTGCCGCGCTGAAAGGTTGGCAAGGACAGGAACCGGTCCAAACAGGTCGATCGTCTGGCCACCCAGCCATGCGCAGCGCAAGGCTCCATCCGCCGATGCCGGCAAAGAAGTGGCACTGCGTGTATCCGCGCAGGTCGCTTGGTCGAACATCCTCAATGCTCCTTGTGTCCACGTCACCCGGCGCGATTTCGCCAGCTTTAATCAGCTCGCGCAGCCAAGCTGCAGCAGATGGGTCGAACTCGTTGTAGTAGGCGGCCATCAGGCGGCCCGCCTCTGCTCGGTGAAGTGCGGATCGGACAGGCGCACATCGTTCTCCACGGCCCACGCCTGCGCCCAGGTGATGAGGTCTGCCATCTCGCCGACCGTCATGCGCCGCGTCTGGATGCCGAGATTGACGATCGATCGGCCGTCCAGCGACGGGACGATGTGCCCCTGCTCGCGGTTTTCTTCGCGCGCCCAGGCATCGACCAGAAGGCGCTTCCAAGCCTCTCCGTCCAGCTTCTGCCCTGCCCAGTCCTTCTGTCGTGCAATCTCGCCGCACATGGCGTGGAACATGGCGTTCTGCTCGATCGACCGCTTCGGCAGCAGCTCCTTCACTTCCAGCCGCACGTTCTTGCCGGCGGCGATCATCGTCTTGGCGAACTGCCAGGCGTCGGTCATGCGGCCGTGCGCGCTGCCATCGGTGCGCAGAATGAAGTGGGTCATGGTTCGCTCCGAATACTCAGCGGCATCGGGTAAAGCGGCATCCAGACGCCAGAATCACGGCGCACCTGCTCGCACTGGTGATGCGCGATTGGGCCTTCAATGCAGCCGTCGCTGCAATGCCGAATCCAGGCCTGCGGCTCACCCATCTCGTTTTGCCAATTACTGATTGCATTGGCCACCGCCTCAGCTGCAAACGCGCGCATCTGCTCCTGCGTGTAGTAATAATCCAGTGGTTCGGCTGTATCGATCTCGCCACGAATCATTGCCTTGACCGAGTTCACCTCTTCCGGGAACTCGGGAAGTTCTACGGTGAATTTTTCATTCATGACTCTGCTCCGTTGCTGGTGCCGCGCTTGCGGAAGAAATTGCCCGAGTGCTGCCGCTGCTCGTCAACGATCGGGATTGGAAGCGGTCCCTCCCAGTCGTCCATCCGCATCTCGTCGAAACGGTTGCGCAGGTTGATGCGCGCGCCGGCCTGGATGTTTCGGCCTTTGGCAAAATGCATCTCCACGACGCCCTGCAGGTGCGTTCGCTTCTCCGGCGTGTCGTAGTAGTCCTCGCGGTGCAGGAACACGATCACGTCGCCCTTCTGCTCCAGCTCACCGGACTCGCGCAGGTCTGACAGCGTTGGCCGGCGCTCTGTGCGGCTGGACAGGTTGCGGTTGAGCTGCGCCAGGGCGACCAGGGGGATACCCCACTCCTTCGCAAGGTCTTTGGCCTTCTGCGCGATCGCGCCGTACTCAAACCGCGCCAGCTTCGGGTCAATCTTGAAGTCGTGAATGTGGTCAACCACCAGCAGGTCCAGCGGATTACGCTGGTGCATGCGACGGGCGCGCGCCTCGAACTGACGGACGCTCAGCGACGGGGTATCGTCGATGAACAGCTGCGCGCCCTTCAGGTCACGGATCGCCGCGACCATGCGCGTGGTGTAGTCCTCATCGGCAGACTGCGTGGGCGTGCTAACGAACTCGTGCGGCACGCGCGCCAGTGCCGCGATGTTGCGATCGTGGCAGTCGTGGATGCTCATCTCCAGCGAGAAGAAACCCACGGTCTTGCCGCGCAGTGCGGTGAACATCGCCAGGTTCAGCCCGGCCACGCTCTTGCCCATGCTCGGCCGTGCCGCCATCAGGTACAGCGTCGCAGGCTGCAGGCCGCGGGTGATGTTGTTGAACTCGGCCCACGGCGTGGGCAGGCCCGTCATGCGCGTGCCGGCGTGGTACTTCTCCTCGAAACGCGCATACCAGCTGCCCAGCGAATCCGCAGCCAGTTGCAGGCCGCCGCGCTGGGCCGGCTGCAGCTCGCCGAGCCGGTAGGAGGCGTCCGACAGTAGCTCAGCCAGTGGCCGGCCGTCCCGATCGAATCCGGCCGCCGTGATGTCGGCTCCCAGCTCGATCAGCCGGCGCCGGCCAGCGCCCTCCACCACGATCTCGGCGTAAGCCGTGATGTTGGCCGCCGAGGGCACGGTGGTGGCCAGCTCGATCAGGTAAGCGCCATCACCGACAAGCTCCATCAGCCCCTGCGCTTCAAACCAGTCGCCCAGCGTCACCGCGTCGAAGGGGCGGCTTTTTTCGGCCAGTTCGCGGATGGCGCGGTAGATGGCCTGATGGTCCCGGCGGTAGAAATCCTGCTCGCCCAGCACGTCCGACACCAGCGGCCAGGTGTGCGGTGCCAGCATCAGCCCGCCCAGCACCGCCTGCTCAGCCTCCACGCTGTGCGGCGGCACGCGCAGCAGCTGCGGCTCGGCACGCTCGCCGCGGTCGCCGTAAAGCTGCGCCATGCGCTCGATCTCGTCGCGGACGGCGCTCATGCGGCCACCTGCCGGTCGTACAGCCGCAACATGGTCTTCTCGGTCGTCAGCGTCTCGAAGTCAGGCACGAAGTTCTCGTGGCCCTGTCCGCCTGGCACGCGGCCGGCGTAGAAATCGTCCTGTGCCACCAGGCCGAAGTAGGCGGCCCAGAACTCTGGCGTCACCAGCGGCGTCCCGGTGGACTCGCGGCAGATCTCCCGCGCCACCCGCAGGCAGCGGCGGACCTGGTGCTGGCGCTTCTCGCGGCCCACTGTCTCGGAGACGTTGGGCAGGTTGCCGCCGTTGCGCTTGGTCAGCGTGGATGCGTTGTAGGCGCTGATCGCATCGCCGGTGACCTGAGCCAGTCGCTGCGCGAGTTCGTCCCCAGCAGCGTCACGCGGCGAAGCCGATGACGAGAGCTTTTGATCTTCTTCTCTTCTCTTCTCTTCTCTGCGGTCACTCGTTACGTCACTCGTTACGTCACTTTCAGTTACGGAACCAACGAGCTTTTTCCTTTCCCGATATTCCTTCTGCCGGGCAGCTCCCGTCTTTGCCCCTGCGCTGCGAACAGCCCCTGAAGTGTTGTATTCATTGAAGTTTGGCAGTGAAACCGAGTTGTCGGATTCGTCGTAATCAGCCCAACCAACGAACTGCATTGCTTCACCAAAACCAGGTATCCCGACCATATCGTCGATGTCGGAAAAGTCGGCGTTGCGGAAAATTCCGTCTGTGGTGTGCTCGTTTGCCGCACCCCATACAATCAAGAGTGACGACACCGTTACGTGACGCATAACGTTACGAGTGACGATTTCAGACATGCACCCATTGAAACCCGTGGATAGGGCTTGCCCAACCTCACGTGAGTCTTCAAGAAGACGAGCAATCCCGTTGACTTTTGGACTTGTGAGTAGCGCCGTGCGCATCTTGATCCAGTCTCCAGCCATGTCAGGCCACCTTCCCCAACGGGAGCTGCGGCGATGCATCGCGCCTGGCCTGTGCACGCGCATCCTCAGCCGCGCAACGGCACAGGTGCTCCACCCGCTCGTCTTCTGTCATCGGAGCGCCGTGTGCGGCCAGTGCGGCGCATTCGGCGAGGTGCTTGAGGGTGTCGGCGCGGTTCATCGGTTACTTCCTGATCGGACGGCTGTGCACTGGAGAAACACGGTCGGCAGCTACCTTGTCAGCGCCTCGCTGCAGCCAGCCGGGATTGAACGCGCGCCATGGCGATTTGGACTTTGGTTTGCTGCTCTGGCTCATTCGCTGGTTCCCGGGCTTTTGAGGGACTGAATCGGTACGATTGCGGCCTGCCGTGTCGGTAGGCGGTAGCGCCGGCTCAATTCGGCGCGTGCCGCGTGGATCACTGCTTCTTCGATCGACGCAAGCCCATGGGCCTGCGCGTACTGCTCAAACGTCTCGCGCTCAGATGGCGTCAGCGCTACGTCCATAGGCCCTCCCCAGGGACTCGTTTGCCCCTTCAGGCGACATCAGCTTCCGGCCTACCCTTCTCCATCGACGCAACAGCGGCCAATGCCAGCTCGCGCACGAACGCAGCAGGCTGCCGCCCATTGAAATTGGCCAGCGCAACGATCAGCGCGTAGTCGGGATCGTTGAAGCGAACCTTGATCGGGTTGTCTCTCAGGTGTGTGGGGTCTGCGTACATCGTCAATTTGAGGAGTCAGTGGGATGGGGTTTTTGAAGAAGGCTGGAACGAACGTCGTGGCGCTCAAGCGCGTGGGGAAAAACTGGTTTTCAGTGCGGTGGACCGGCGAGCGGTACGACATCCGGCTATTGAGGCGGGATGAGTGAGGCGTCGACTTTTGGCAAAGCGGTTGGCTCTTTCAGAGCAAGCACGCGAGCTAGGTGTTTCCTGTCTGCCGAAGCAGCCGCGAACGACTTTGCAAGCTCAGCCTCAGCCCTACGCTGCAACCACGCATGCGCCTCTTGCCAGGTATCGAAATAGGGACGCCAGGCAGAATTGCGCTGGGCATACTTGTCGACCGACCGGCGGCATATGCGCGCGGTGCCTACGCTTGGGAAATAAGCCACTGGGTTCTTCTTGGCCATCTCAAGCCTCCCTCGCCTGCAGCATGTCGTCAGCCAACTGATACGCCGCTCTCGAGTAATCGTGGAATTGGGTGAATCTGTGAAACTCTCCGTCGGCGCCATTGGTCCCGAATCTCCCGGACACGAGCAGTGCAGCGACAGCGCGCATGGCGATTTCGTCTCGCAGCGTCCAAGCGATCGGATCTGCGGGGTACAGCTGAGTCTTCGGCTTCGCGCTCATTTGTCAGGCCGCCCTCTTCCGCTTCTTGGGGGCCGGGCCGAAGACGTCGGGGCGGAGCGCCTTGGCTTGCCACTGGCGAACTTCGGGCAGGGGCTCGTCTTCCGCCCAGTTGCTGACGGCGGCCTTGCCCACTCCGAAAAATCCGGCGAGTTGCCGGTCCATGGTGAAGCCGAGGGCTTCTCGAACTGCGCGCTTGGTCATGTCCATGGCGCGAGTCTAGACCTATGAACTTATGGCAGTCAACACCTATGAACTGCGATTTTCATAGAGTCGCGCCCATGACTATGGGAAGACGCCTGAAAACCGCGCTTGAGGCTCGCCGCAAGCTGCCTACCGACCTGATCGGGGCGCTTGGGTTGGCGAAAGGCACCGTCTACAACATCCTCAACGACACCACCCGGCCCGAGAAGGTGTGGGCCGAGACGGGCATCCGGATCTGCGAGTACCTACGGATCAGGCTGGAATGGCTGCTGTATGAAAAGGGCGACATGGAGCTCGCACCGGGCGTAGCTGCCGCCAACGATGACGACTACGCGGATGTAATCGGCTACTCCCAGGCTGCCGGTCTCGGATCAGGTGCTGAGGCAGTGGAGTACGCCGAAACGCACAGCCTGAAGTTCAAGAAGACTAGCCTTCGCCGGCGCGGCATCTTTGGGAAGCCTCTTGCGGTTTACTACGGCAAGGGCGATTCCATGCAGCCCACGATCGAGGACGGCGACGCGATCCTGTTCGATACCTCGGATACGCGGGTGGTTGACGGGGTCCTGTACGTGATCCAGGTGGATGGCATGGCCAACCCCGAGTACTACGTGAAGCGAGCCATGGTGATCGACGGCCTGGTCATGTTCCAGAGCGACAATCCTGATGGGGACCACAACTGGAAGCGCCCGCGGCGAATGGATTCAAAGCGCGAGCCGATTGCCGTAATTGGACGCGTCCACTGGATCGGGGGATGGGCCGACTGATGGAACCCAAGACCAGACGCAAGCACCTGCATGCCTCTGTCACCGCAGCCACTGCATACGGCATGGCGGCTGGCATGTGGATTGGTTTCCGCGTCGGAGAGGCTGGATGGATCGAATGCGTCGCCTTCACTCTGGCATTAATGATCGTGCGAGTGATGGTGATGTCTCGAATAGACGCGAAGTACAAATACGAAGACTGAGCAATCTGGTTGCCGACGCATCTGTGGCGCAAAGGCCGGCAGCAGGATTCAGTAGTCGCAAATCTCGTCGTAATCCTCATCTTCGCATTGCCCGCTCTGGATCCGGTCGCGCTGGAGTTCCTGCGCGTATTCCTCGCATCCTTCGATGAAGGAGTTTGAGTTGCCGGTGCACTCATCGGGATGCTCGATTCCGTGGTTCGCTGCCCATTGGTATCCCGCTTCATGTCCAGATTGAGCCGCTGCCACCAATGGTGCCAGGGCCAGCAGCAATAGCGTTCGCTTCATGACGTTCTCCGGTTGTTGGGGAAGTCTGTCTCAAGTGTCTCTTAAAGTAAACGCCAGCTGAATTTAGTTCATAGCTCCGAACTATCTTGGTTCAGACCTATTGACTCTGTAGTTCATAGGTCTAGACTTACCTCGTCGGCCCACACCGGGCCATACGGAACGAGGACGGGGATGGCTCTCACACACTCCTACCACCCGCACTGCGGCTGCGCAGGTTGCTCCCGCCAGGAACTGGCAGACGAGCACGCGGACGAACTGGCGCTGGCGCTGCACAAGTCCGGGGACGTGCTGAGCGAAACGCTTGGCGAGCTGACTGCCGAGCAGCTTGGCCTGATCGCCGGCCACTTGGCGCAGGGCAGCGACACCGGTGCGGCCGAGATCCTGCGGACCGCGATGAGCGACTACCTGTCGCAGCTGATCACCGACCGCATGGACGATGTGGACTGCTCGCGCATCGAGGCAGTGCAGCACTACCTGACGGTGTACGAAGCCAAGCCGGCGCCGATTGCTGTGATGCCGTGGAGGGCTGCTGCATGACCTCAGCCATCCCACCGACCGCCTGGAACGAGATGCAGCAGATCCGCAGCTGTGCGCGGGAACTCGGCATCAAGCCTGGCAAGGCCATCAACGAATACATCGCCAGCAACTACTCGAAGTCGTACGTCAGCCACATCGCCGAGGCTGCGCGCCGTGCGCGGATGGGGCGGAATAACAACGGATCTGGAGATGCGGCATGAAGACGGCAGAAGAGGTCAACGCATTCATCGCCAAGTTGAAGGCGAAGGAAGTGCAGCCGTGAACGACACCGACTTCATCCAAGCGATGCGCACTGGCCTGCCGCAGCTGCCCTCGCCCGCTGGCCTGGACGTGATCGATTGCACCGGGATTTTGCTGGGCAATGCCGATCTTGAGCTTTCCCACATCGAACGAATTGAGGGCGTACCTGCGATGCATGGAGCGAGCTCATGACCCGCTCCCGCTCCCACTCCGCATTCGCCTGGCTGTGCGCAACCGTTGGTGCGCTGGCAATCATCGGCGGCCTGGCGCACTTCCGCGGCGCGCATGGCATCGCAGCAGCGCTGCTGACCATCGCGTTCGTTCTGGCGCTGCACATCCCGCAGAGCTACCGCAACGCCAGGCGCAAAGCTGCACAGGCACGCACTGCGCCAATGGTGCGGCCGAACCTTCCAAACTTCCCCGAGCAGCCGCGACGCGGCGTTCGTTGAATCCCCCGCAGGGCGAAATCCCCACGCCCTGCATGTACCGCGCCGAGATGGCGCCGTGTAGCACCGCCGATGGCCGTCCGCCTCACGTTACGAGGCTCCATAGCGGAGCGGCTTGCGATCAACGAGCGTCCATGTCTTGCGTATCTAAGACCAGGCCGCTCCGCTATGGAGGGAATGCCAAGGCTGATTGGCTTCGTGGGTACGGATGCGAGGAAGACCACCAGAGCTAGTTTGAGTCTAGCCGCGACGGATCCAAGCAAGACCACCGAGTAGCCGGTTTGAGTCCGGCGCCAAAAGCGGGAGATCAGCGCCCGCCCCTCCACCCATCGACAACACGCCGGCAACGCCGGCAGGAGATTTGAAGTGAACGCAATGGTGCAGCAGAACGAAAAGCTACCAACCGCGCAACCCGATGGCGCGACGCTGCTGGCTGTTATCTCAAAAGCCGCTTCAGATCCGTCAGTTGACATTGAGAAGCTTGAGCGGCTGATGGCCATGAAGGAGCGGATGGACGCCAAGGAAGCAGAGACCGCATTCAACGGTGCCATGTCGCGCGTGCAGTCGGCTATGCGCCGCATCGCTGCCGACAAGACCAACAAGCAGACGAGCAGCAGCTATGCGAGCTACGGCCAGCTGGACCGCGAACTGCGCCCGCTCTATACAGCAGAAGGACTCTCGCTCTCGTTCGACACCGAGCCAGCGTCTGAGGGCATGGTGGGGATGGTTTGCTACGTCTCCCATGAGGCCGGACACACGCGCACCTATCGCGCCGCAGTGCCATCAGATGGCAAGGGCGCCAAGGGCAATGACGTGATGACCAAGACCCATGCGTTCGGGTCCGGCACTGCCTACGGTATGCGCTACCTGTTGAAGATGATTTTCAACGTAGCCATCGGCATCGACATGGAAGATGACGACGGTAACGGAGCGTCGGACCAGATTCCTTCAAAGGATCTGGGTTGGATCGCAAAGGCCAGGGTGGTCGCTGACTACTCGGCGTATCAGGCCTTAAAAGCCGAGATGCTGGCCGACTATGGCGGCAAGCCTGACCTGATCCCGAGGGCGGTCCGAAACGAGTTCAACGCTGCCGCCGCCGAAACGAAGCCGAAGGACTGACCATGCCCATCTATCACTTCGACATCGAGCAAGGCACAGATCAGTGGAACGCCATCCGCGCGGGCAAGTGGTCTGCATCGCGCGCCGGCACGATCATGGGCGGGCTGGATACTAAGGGCTTGGCGGATTTGGTGATGGACGTGGCCTGGGGGCGCGTCTATGGTCCGATCGAACACGCCAGCTACAAGTCGGCAGCCATGGAGCGTGGCAACAACCTGGAGCCGGAGACGCGCGAGCGCTATGCGTTCCAGACCGATCACGTGGTTGAGCAGTGCGGCTTTGTCGATCACAGCACCATTCTGCACGTCGGCTGGTCGCCCGATGGGCTGGTTGGCCGCAAACGCGGCATCGAAGCCAAGAACCCGCTGCACAAGGCCTACATGGAAGTGTGCGACCGCATGAAGATCCCAGCCGAATACCGCTGGCAGGTCAAATGGGGCATGTGGGTTGGCGAGCTGGAAGCGATGGACTTCCTCTGCGACCACCCGCGCGCGCAGCTAATCATCCTGCCGTGCGAAGTGACCGAATCAGAAAAACAGCAGATGGCCGAGCGCGTCGAAGTGCTGGAAAAGCGGGTCGCCGAATGGGTCGAAAAGCTGATGGACCGCAAGCGGGAAGCCGCATGAAGGAGAACGAGATGAACGAACAATCCGGCAATTCCGGACAGTTGCAGGGCGAGCAGCAGGCCCACATCGAGGAACTGACCGAGCTGCGCCGACTGGTTCCGTCCGTGAACCAGCGCGCCGCGCTCGATGCGGCAATCGCCGCCCTCGCCACCCGCCAGCCGACCCAAGGCGGAACCCTGACTGGCTGGCGGATGATCGACGGCGTGCGGGTGTTCGAGGTCGCCTCGCACTCCGGGCTCGTGGAGCCGCAGCAGTTCGTGCGCTATGACGACTACATCGCCGCGTGCCAGCCGGTGGGGCAGGAGCCGGTGGATGGTGGGGGCTGGAGCGGATGGGCGACGCAGTACCCAGGCAAGATGCCTGTGCTACACGGCGCACGCATGATTGCTCATCTGAACTACTACCCAGAGGAAGGGCAGCGTTTGCTTTTCCTCACCAGCGCCACCCCGCCCGCGCCTGCTGCTGTGCCGGTGGGGCATAAGCCGGTGGCAAAGCTGCATAGCGACGGCTATTGGACGCACGAACCCGGCCGCGATCCGTTCGACCGTTTCGGTCCAAACAAAGGCGGCGCACCGATTGAGGTCTACGCCGCCCCGCCCGCGCCTGCTGCTGTGCCGGTGGATGGCGAAGCCGGAGTGATCGAAGCGCTTCTGCAACTGGCATTTGCCGCGTGGAGCCTGACCGACGATGCGGCAGACAACGGCGACACACTGACCGTCGAGCGCGCGGGCTTCGATGAGCTTTCGAGGTGCTTGGACACGCTGGACGAACTACCCGACAGCCAGCCGGGTTACGACATGGAGGCAGCGGCAAAAGCACGCTGGGCGCTACGCCGCTTGCTCGCCACCCACCCCCAGCCGGCAGCGGCGAAGGATGGTGATGCGTGAGCAAGCGAGACATTCTCCGTGCCGCAAAGCGCGTAGGCGTGACCATTATTTCGGCGCACTACAGCTGGACCGCAACGCCAGGCGAGATGGCGCCTCAATGGGAGGTTGAATTTGGCCCCGAACTGGATGGTGAGATCGAGCACTTCGGAAACACTCAGGAGGTGATCGACTACATCGAAGAGCAGGCCAAGCCGGCAGGCGAGGTGCAGCCGTGACCATTCCTGCATCCCCTTTGTCCTGGCCGGCAGGCTGGAAGCGCACACCCAGTGGCCAGCGCGATAAAGCCCGGTTCGGCAAGGCCTCGCGCGCCCGCGCAGGCGGCGGCTGGGAAAATGGCCGTGAGCTGACCATCGCCGAGGGCGTCGAACGCGTGCGCCGCGAGCTGCAGCGCATGGGCATCGACGACGCCGACCTGGTCATCAGCACCAACCTCGAGCTGCGACTCGACGGCCTGCCGCGGTCGAGCCAGCGAGAGCCGGCCGACCCTGGCGTCGCGGTTTACTGGCTGGACCGCTACGACAGGACGCAGCCACCCAAGTGCATGGCCATCGACCGCTACGACCGCGTGGCCGACAACCTGGCCGCGGTGGCCGCGACGCTTGATGCCATGCGCGCGATCGAGCGCCACGGAGGCGCAGCCATCCTTGAGCGGGCATTTGCAGGCTTCACCGCCCTGCCCGCACCCGTGGCGCCGTCCTGGCGCGAGATCCTGGACCCGTCCGACCCCGAGGGCAGCTACCGCCGGCTGCGCTCCCAGCACCACCCGGACCGCGCTGGCGGTGACGCTACCGAGTTCCAGCGCGTGCAGCGCGCATGGGACGCCTACCAGCAGGAGCGCGGCGGCAATGGCTGACGGCGCCCACACCCTGCCCCGCCAGGCGCGAAGCAACGGGCTTGCCGTTGGCGGCCGGCCCATCCGCGTGCCGGTCGGCAAGGCCACCGTGCGCCAGGTGCTGAAGCGCCATCTCCTCGAGGAGGGGAAGCGCATCCAGGATCTGGCCGAGCCGTGGCAGTGCTGCGTGCAGAACGTCTACGACCGCCTGTCGCGCGGGCGCGTGCTGGCGCCGGGCCATATCGATGCCGCGATCGCGTTCCTGCGCCTGGACGAGTTCGACGCGGCCGAGCTGCGCCTGCTGGGCGCGCGCGAGGCCGGCTGGAACATCGACACAAAGTACCTGCTGAAGGAGACACCCGATGCCTGACACCGAGACAGAGCTGCGCCTATTACCGATCAAGGACGTGCGCGCCAAAGTGGGACTCAGCCCGGCGACGATCTACCGCCAGATGCAGGCCGGCAAGTTCCCCAAGCCGCACAAGGTTTGCTCCCGGTCGCTCTGGCTATCCACACAGCTCGACGCCTGGATCATCGAACAGACCGGATCGCAGAGTGTGGGGCAGAACATGGGGCACGCCGGCTGA